CAACACGTCAACACCAATATGTATAAACATAAGTCACCGTGATGATACTATGTTGTGCCTTTGTTGTGTGTTAGGTGGTGGCTATGGGGTCCTACTTAGGCCCACACATGTCAACATTTGTCAACCTTTTTCCGTGTTTTCTTTTGTCTAGCACATGCTGGCTCATGTGTCAACACAAGGCTGGCCCATGCAAGAATCGTGCCAACTTCTTTGGCTAACACATGTTGACACAAGATGCAACACATGCAAGATCCATGCCAACTCCAGCGAATACCACAGGCTCGGCCCCATGTCAACACAAGTTTACCCTTGCAATTCTTGTGCCAACTCCGGCATGGACGTCTTGAGTTCTGCTCATGGTGACAAAGGGTCCTGAGTTTGGCTCATGTTGTCAAATGTGGCACACAAATTGCACCGGGGGAGGGAGTTGACAATTGTTTATTATTATAGTACCCACCTAGGCACAAAATAAGGCAAAACTAGGAAAACTACCCCCTTTATTAACGCATGTAACCTCATGTTTCTACTAAAGAAACCACCACTTCTACCCCTAAGCAATAAATAGCTTGACTTAACGGAATACTTATGTTATACTATAGTTGTACTTAGGGACATTTGTGTTATGACTGGTGAAATAAAAAAGAGAGGCCGTGGTAGGCCCCGTAAGTCAGAAATAGCCGCCTCTAAATCCGGAAATAGGGGTAAAGTGGGCAGACCCAAAGGCGACGCTGCTATAATAAACGAGTACAAATCTCGTATGTTGGCCTCACCTAAGTCTAGGAAGGTCTTAGAGACTATCTTTGACGCTGCTTTAGACAACGAACATAAGAATCAAGCTTCTGCTTGGAAACTAATTATGGATCGCGTGTTACCTGTAGGTGCTTTTGAGAAAGAAGTCATCAAGGACGTGGGTAGAAACTCAATACAGATTAATATCTCTGGTGTCGGTGTTGTAGACGTAAGTGACAACGAAGTCATAGAAGGAGAAGTAGTGAATGAAACTTAAGTATTTTTCTATGTATGAGTTTGACTGCCAAGTTACCGAAGAAAACCGCATGGAAGAAGACTTCCTTAAGAAACTAGACCGTCTGCGTGAGGGCTGTGGGTTTCCTTTTGTTGTCACAAGTGGCTATAGGCACCCCGTAGAGCATCCTATTGAAGCTGCTAAAGAAGTCCCCGGCACTCACGCGCAAGGAATAGCAGCAGACATCCAAATCACCAACGCCAACGAAAGATATAAGTTTATTAGCGAAGCACTCAGTATAGGCTTTGCTGGTATAGGTGTTGCTAAGGACTTTATACACGTAGACACGCGAGGTACTACTCCTGTTGTGTGGCTCTACTAATGCCACAGTCTAAAGACTACAAAAAAACACTCATGGCTCAGATGGATCTAAACTGGGACGGTGTGGAAGAGTTAGACGAAGACGAAGTTCCTTCTGAAGAGGAAAAAAAAGAAGGGGAAGAACCTGAGTAGCTATGTCTACTGAGCTAAACATTGAACTTCTACCGTGGCAACAAGCTGTCTGGGATGACCCCACGCGGTTTAAGATTGTAGCGGCAGGTAGACGTACAGGTAAGTCTAGGCTGGCTGCTTGGATGTTGATCCTGAACGCCTTACAAGCCGAAAGAGGACATGTATTCTATGTCGCTCCAACACAAGGTCAAGCTAGAGACATCATGTGGCAGACGTTGTTAGAATTGGGTAACCCTGTAATATCAGGGAGCCACATTAACAACCTGCAAATTAAATTAGTCAACGGCGCTACTATCAGCCTCAAAGGTGCTGACAGACCGGAGACAATGCGTGGTGTTAGCTTGAAGTTCCTTGTGTTGGACGAGTACGCCGACATGAAGCCTGAGGTGTTTGAGCAGATCCTTAGACCAGCACTGGCTGACCAGAAGGGCTGTGCGATGTTTATCGGTACGCCAATGGGTCGTAACCACTTCTACGAGCTGTATAAGTACGGTGAGCTGGGGGAAGACGATACTTACAAAACGTGGCACTTCACGTCCTACGACAACCCGTTGTTAGACCCTGAAGAGATCAACGTAGCTAAGAAGTCCATGTCTTCTTATGCTTTCCGACAGGAGTTTATGGCTTCCTTTGAAGCCCGTGGCTCAGAGATGTTTAAAGAAGAGTGGGTTAAGTTTTCTGAGGAATGTGAAGAAGAAGGCGACTACTACATAGCTGTTGACTTAGCAGGGTTTGAAGAAGTTAATAAGAAGCGTAGTAAGAACTCTAAACTGGACGAGACAGCGATAGCGGTGGTTAAGGTTAACCCTGATGGTTGGTTTGTAGAAAACATTATCTACGGACGTTGGAGTCTAAACGAAACTGCCGATAAGATATTCCAAGCGGTGCGTGACTACCAACCACTAAGTGTGGGCATAGAGAAGGGTATCGCAAAGCAAGCAGTAATGTCTCCTCTACTGGACCTACAGAAACGTTACGGGAAGTTCTTCAGAGTCGAGGAACTAACCCACGGTAACAAGAAGAAGACTGACAGAGTGATGTGGGCCTTACAGGGACGCTTTGAGAACGGCTTTGTAACTTTAAACAAAGGGGAGTGGAACTCTAGGTTCTTAGACCAACTGTTTCAGTTCCCAGACCCTCTAACGCACGACGATTTAATTGACGCCTTAGCTTATATTGACCAGTTGGCTAATGTAGCTTATGACTATGATTATGAACTTGATGAACATGAGATACTAGACGTAGTATCAGGATACTAAATATGAGCGAACTTTTTGAAACAGACCCTTTGTTAATAGAGGAATCTATTGAGGATTGGGTTATCACTAAATGTGACGATTGGCGTGACAACTATGAGTCTAACTACGCTGACCGCTTTGAGGAGTACTACAGACTATGGCGGGGCATCTGGGACCCTGCTGACTCTAGTAGGGCATCAGAACGCTCTAGGATTGTTTCTCCTGCGTTACAGCAAGCAGTAGAGTCTAACGTAGCAGAACTAGAAGAAGCTACCTTTGGACGTGGGAAGTGGTTTGACGTTAGTGACAACGTAGGAGACACAGACAAACAAGACGTGATGTTTCTTAGGAACAAGTTAACTGAAGACTTTGAGTCTTGTCAGGTTCGTAAGGCAGTAGCAGAGTGTCTCATTAACGCTGCTGTGTTTGGCACAGGTGTCGGTGAACTGGTCATCGAAGAAATGAAAGAGATGGTCCCGGCTACACAGCCCATTATGGGAGGAGACTTACAAGCTGTTGGTGTAAACATCACAGAGAAAGTCAAGGTTAAACTTAAGCCTGTGTTACCACAGAACTTCCTAATTGACCCGGTAGCTACAAGTGTTGAAGACGCTATGGGCGTTGCTATAGACGAGTTTGTGAGCCTACATCACGTAGAGCTTTTGCAGGAACAGGGTATTTACCGCGACGTATTCGTAGGCACAGCAGCACCAGACACTGACTTAGAGCCTGACCAAGACCTCACGATGTACAACGACGACAAGGTCCGTATTACGAAGTACTTTGGCCTAGTTCCACGAGAGCTTCTAAAAGACGCCTCAGAAGACCCTGAGGACGACGAGGAGGAGAAGTTAGTAGAAGACGACGAAGACACTAAGTCTGAGTCAAAGTACGTTGAGGCGGTCGTAGTAATCGCTAATGGTGGTGTTCTGTTGAAAGCAGAGGCTAACCCGTACATGATGCAGGATCGTCCTGTAGTAGCCTTTCCTTGGGACGTGGTTCCCAGTAGGTTCTGGGGTCGTGGCGTGTGTGAAAAAGGTTACAACTCACAGAAAGCTTTGGACGCCGAGTTAAGAGCTAGGATCGACGCTCTGAGCCTTACAGTACATCCTATGTTGGCTGTTGACGCTACTAGAATGCCCAGAGGAGCTAAACCTGAGGTTCGTCCCGGTAAAATGATCCTAACCAGCGGAGATCCTCGTGAAATCTTACAGCCGTTTAACTTCGGACAAGTAGATAAAATTACTTTCTCTCAGGCGGCTGCTTTGCAACAAATGGTGCAACAGTCTACAGGAGCCGTTGACTCAGCAGGTATTGCTGGTTCTGTCAACGGTGAAGCGACTGCCGCTGGCATCTCTATGTCTCTTGGTGCTATTATTAAACGCCACAAGCGCACACTGATTAACTTCCAGCAGTCTTTCCTAATACCTTTTGTCAAGAAAGCTGCCTACCGCTACATGCAGTTTGACCCTGAAGGTTACCCGGTAGCTGACTACAAGTTTAACGCAAGTAGTTCTTTAGGCATCATGGCTAGGGAGTATGAAGTTACGCAGCTAGTACAACTACTTCAGACCATGCAAAAGGACTCGCCGTTGTACAACACGCTGATTCAGTCTATCATAGATAATATGAACCTCTCTAACCGCGAGGAGCTTATAGCAGCTATGCAGAAGGCTATAGAGCCTAACCCAGAACAAGAACAGGTACAACAGCAGGTGCAACAAGCCCAGCTTGCTTTCCAACAGTCACAAACTGCGGCACTTACTGCACAGTCCCAAGAGTCTTCTGCAAGAGCAGTTAAGCTTGCTGTAGAAGCTGATTCAATACCCAAAGAGCTAGAAATAGATCGTATTAACGCCGTCACTAGAAACTTACGTGAAGGTGACTCTGATGATAAAGAGTTTGAACGACGTATGCGTGTAGCTGACACCCTTCTTAAACAACAAGAGATAAAAGGTAAAAACAATGCTAACAGACAGAGAGTTCCTAGCCCTGCTCAACCAAGTCAACAACCACCTCCAGCCCAAATGGGACCGCCTAGACAAGCTGGAACACCAGATCAAGGAGTTATCTAATGCCAAAAAGCAAGGACCCGAAGTTGTCAAGAGCAGGAGTAAGCGCGTACAACAAGCCTAAGCGCACTCCTAACCACAAAACTAAGAAGTTTGTAGTAGTGGCTAAACAAGGGGACCAAACTAAAACTATAAGGTTTGGTGACGCTAACATGACAATTAAGAAGGACCAACCGGCTAGACGTAAGTCTTTTAGGGCGCGTCACAAGTGTGACACAAGTCCACCCAGTAAACTCACAGCAAGATACTGGTCTTGCAAGAAGTGGTAGGAAGAACCAATGAAAGGTGTTAAACACTACAAACGTAACGGTTCGTTACACACCGGAGGTTCTCACAAGATGGCTGACGGCACTTTACACAGCGGTAAAACACACAACAAAAACAGTGTGCCGTTGTTCGACTTTAAAGATTTATCTGCTACAGCAAAAAAGAAAGTTAAAAAATAAGGAGGTGGTCCATGCCCAAAGTAGGAAAGACAAGTTACCCGTATACTATTAAAGGTATACAAAAAGCAAAGAACGCGGCTAAACGCAAGGCTCCACCAAGGCGTAAACCGGGCAAAACAAAGCGATAAACAAAAAGCTTGACTTTTGCCCATAAAAATGCTATAATATAACTATAGTTAAACATAAGGGAAACAATGACTCCTGAGCTTGAAACCTACTTCAACAACTACAATCAATTATTTAATAGCCAAGGTTTCAAACAACTCTTAGAAGAACTTGTTAACAATTCAAAAGAACTTTCTGACGTAAGGTCAGTAAAAGACGTAGAAGAACTCTTCTTTCGTAAAGGCCAAATAGCTGCTTTTGCAACTATAATCACCCTAGAGGATATGATTACGGTTGCTAGAGAGCAAGCCGAAGAGGAAGAAGAAGATGTATAAAGTTTACGATTTCCACTGCGAATGTGGACGCGTATTTGAAAAGTTTGTAACCAACGGTACTACAACCAGCAGGTGCGGTTGTGGCTGTGTGGCTACAAAAACCTTATCTGCCCCGGCTTTTATCTTAGACGGCTCTAGTGGGGATTTCCCCGGTAGACACCTAAAATGGGTAAGAGAACACGAAAAAGCAGGTAGCTAAACACACTCTCCACAATGATTATAATCACGGAGTTTAATTATGTCAAGAGCGACGTTGGTTGATCTGCCTCCTGAAGAGGAAAACGCAGACAACGTAGCAAACGAAGTAGAAGAGATTCAGCAAGAAGAAACTGAGCAACCTCAAGAACAACCTACAATACCAGAGAAGTACCAAACTAAAAGTTTAGCAGAGGTAGTTCAGATGCACCAAGAGGCTGAGAAGCTTCTAGGTCGTCAATCATCTGAGGTAGGAGAGCTTCGTAAAGTTGTAGATGACTACATAACTAGTCAACCACAACAAACAGCACCTCAACCACAAGTTGAGCCTGAAGACGATATAGATTACTTTACGGACCCTCAAGCAGCCGTTAATCGTGCTATTGATAACCACCCTAAGATCCAAGAAGCACAAGCATACTCTAATCAGTATAAAAAGCAAACGTCACTGGCTACTTTACAAAGTAAGCACCCTGACATGCAAGAAATTCTCAAGGATGAGAAGTTCGCTGATTGGATTAAAGCTTCTAAGATTAGGACTCAGTTGTTTGTAGAAGCTGACCAGCGGTTCAATTCCGAAGCTGCTGATGAACTCTTTTCACTTTGGAAAGAACGCAGGACAGTTGCACAGCAGACCGCACAAGTTGAAAAACAAGCGCGTAAGCAGCAACTTAAAGCAGCTAACACTGGCGGTACACAAGGAAGTGCTGAAGGAACCCGTAGGAAAATATATCGTAGGGCCGACATTATTAAACTAATGAGAACAGACCCCGAGCGATACCAAGCTATATCAGAGGAAATACTGACAGCTTACGCAGAGGGTCGAGTCAAATAATCTATTAGGAGATTGACACAATGGCTACTGCAGCATATCCCGGCGCGGCGGGTAATACCGCGAAAACAGAGGCAGCAACGTTTATACCAGAAATCTGGTCTGACGAAATCATCGCTGCTTATCAAAAGAACCTTAAACTAGCTCCCCTTGTCAAGAAAATTGGCATGAACGGCAAGAAAGGGGACAAGCTCCATATCCCTAAGCCTGTCCGTGGTGATGCAAATGCTAAGGCTGCTGATACAGCGGTTACTATCATTGCTAACACTGAAGGTGAGCTGACCGTTGACATTGATCGACACTTTGAGTATTCAAGGCTCATTGAAGACATCGTCGAAGTACAGGCTCTGAGCAGCTTGCGTCAGTTCTACACAGAAGACGCTGG